GTGCCCGACTGCGGCTGAAGCTGGCCCAGGAGGATGCGCAGCAGCGTCGTCTTCCCCGCGCCGTTGGGGCCGATGAGGCCGACCCGGTCGCCCCGCGTGATCTCCGTGCTGAAGTCCTTGAGGATGACCCGCTCGCCGAAGGAGAAGTCGACGTGCTCCGCCTTGACGACGCGCGCCCCGGAGCGTTCGCCTTCCTGCACGGCGATCTTGAGGGTGCCGATCTGCTTGCGACGGACGGCGCGCTCCTGTCGCATCTCCTTCAGCCGGCGCACGCGGCCCTCGTTGCGGGTGCGGCGGGCCTTGATCCCTTTGCGCAGCCAGACTTCCTCCTGCGCGAGTTTCTTGTCGAAGAGCGCCTCCTGACGCGCCTCGCCTTCGAGCAGCTCATCCCGGTGCCGGAGGAAGTTCTGATAGCTGCCCGTGAAATCGAAAAGGCGGCCGCGGTCGAGCTCGACGACCTGCGTCGCCATGGCCTGCAGGAACGTGCGGTCGTGGGTGATGAAGACGACCGTTCCTTCGAAGCGCTGGATGTAGTCCTGCAGCCAGACGATGGAGTCGATGTCGAGGTGGTTCGTCGGTTCGTCGAGCAGCAGGATCTCGGGCTTGCTGACGAGGGCGCGGGCCAGCAGGACGCGGCGTTTCCGGCCGGCCGATAGGTCGTCGAAGAGGCGGTCGCCGTCCAGGTCCATGTCGCCCAGGATCCGCTCGACCTGGTGCAGCTTCTCCCAGGCGTGATGCTCGCCGAGCTTATGAACCGCGGCATCCAGCGCCGCGTGATCCGGGTGCGCCTGCTGATGCAGCCGATGGTAGTCGGCGATGGCGGGCCCGAGGGGTCCGAGCCCGTCCGCCACGCGATCGAAGACCGTGCCCGCGAGGCCGCTGGGGACGTCCTGGGTCAGGTAGGCCGCGTGCGCGCCGGGCGGGACTTCGATCTGTAGCTCCACCCGGCTGCCGATCTTGGCCGTACTTTGATTAAAGGAATGCTTTCCCGGTGGCTTGATAGTCGTCGACATGAACCCCGGATCCTGCATGATCTTGCCTTTGAGTTGCGGCAGTTCTTCGGCGAGCCGCTCCTGGTTGAAGTGCTTGATCCCCAGGGATAGGTAGTCGGCTACCCGGCTGACAACGATCGGCTCGTCAGTGGGCCGCATGGCGCTACGAACGTCACGAACCTTGCGGGTCAACTCCGGGGATGCGCTCGCGCCGGTGCGAAGGGTGCCGTTGATCTCAAGGAAGTCCTCGTCGGAATACCTGTTGAGTGCCTTCTTCTGTTTGGCCGACCACGGCGGCGGGGTGGCCTTCAGCATGCGATCCTGCATGGCCTGCGCCTCATCGGCGTTGAGGTGGCGCGGTGCTTTGGCCTTGGGTGCGTTGGGTGCCTTGGCGCCAGGTGCGCCGTGCTCCTTCGGCTCGGACTTCACTGCGGGCTTCACTGCGGGCTTGTTACCGAACAGCCGCATCGCCTCGGCGTATTGGGCGATGTCCTTGTCCTGTTCCTCTTTGGACAACTTGCCGAACGGGACGTCCAGCTCGCCGCCCTTGGCCCACGCATTGCGCTTGAGCCACTCCCGGTGAATCGCCGACCCGACCTTGTTGCGGTCGGCGGCCTTACTCAGATCGACATCGCCGTGCTTCTCGAACAGCTTCATCACCACGTCGGCGGCCGCCTGATTCTCGGCCTGCCAGTCCGACGGCAGATCAGCGAACTTGGTGTTCGCGATGTCGACCTCGTCCTTGCCGTGCTTGGCAATCCAGGCCTTGTCCGCCGTCTTCTTCAGCCGTGGCTCGAACTTGCCGCCCTTGAGCCGCCGGGTCTGGCGCCAGTTCTCGTGGAACGCCGACGCGAGTTTGCCTGTGCGCCCGCCGTGGATCGGCGCCGGGGCGGCCTTGGCCCCGGCGACCGCCTTCTTGTAGTCGGCGCTGCCTTTCGGAATGAACTTGCCCCCAAGGGGGTGGCCCTTGGGGTAGCGGGGGTGCAGCTTCGGGTCGAAACCGCGTAGCAGCGCGTCCAGTTCGGCCGCCACGATGTCGCGTACCGTCGGTACCGTCGGCACGGCTACACCCGGAAGTCCTCGCCCGCCGCCAGTGCAACGGGCGCGACGGCGCCCGGAGGGCCCGGGGCGGGTGTCGCTGCACTGGCGGGTGGGGCCGTCCCAGGCGGCTGCAACTGCACCGACGTCAGGCCCGTGTGCGTCATCCTCGTCAGATCGTTGTTCACCACAGCCTCAGGCAGATTCGCCGGGTCATAGCCCGCACGCACCCCGGCCTCGATCGCCTGCATCTGCACCAGCGTGATATCCGCCGCGTCCTTCGCGTCCTCACGCAAAATCGGCATGTCCGCGACGTCGAACCACAACTCGGCATCACTGGGAACCTTGACGATCGCCGCCAGCGACGCCGCCAAATCCTGCAAATTCGGATACACCCACGTATCGGCGAACATGCGCCGGGCCGCGCTGAAGTTACCCGCGTTCAGCGACGAACCCGCCAAACCCTCAGAGATGCCCAGCAGCGCCGCCGGAACCCGCGACAACACGGCGATACGCGTCTCACCCGCGCCGATCGTCGCCTTGAAATCGATCTGCGACAGGCTGTTGCCGATCACCGTCGCATCCGCGCCCGCCGTCAGATACAACGTGCGATACGCGTTGGCCACCCCGGCGTGCTTGCTCTCCATCATGTCGACAAGCTCGTTGAACTGAGTCGCGGTCAACGGCTGCCCGTTCTGCCCGGCCAAACCCTTGACCACCAGATTCGGCGTCGCCCCATTGGAGAAGTAGTTGATTTTGTGCTGCGCCGCCAACTGGTCGGCCTGAAGCTCACGGATCGCCGGAGTCAGCCACGACATGCCGATCCCCGCGTTCAGCGGATCAGGCATCGGCGCCCAATGCGCAAACGAACCCACCAGCATCGTCTGCGGCTTGTTGCCGCTCTGATGCAGCCCGCCGTTCTGATACACCAACCCGATCAGCTCGCCGTCCAACGCGAACGCCGCATCCTCCGGCTCCTGATCCGACCCGTAGACCAGCGCACACCAGTCCGGGCGCAACACCCGCAGCCGCTCCGGGCGGCCACGCCTGGCCGCCTGATAGGCCACATAGGCGTTACCGGCCAGCCCTGCGTGCCACTCCATCCGCGACACCAACTCGCCCGTCGTCCCATTCGGCCACGGCTGCTCCAGAATCGACAACGCACTCGTGCCGAACATGCGCTTAGGCGTCTTGGACGTCGACCTGTTACGGAAACGGAAACGCGCCTGCGAAAGCACCAGCGCCCGCACCATCTGCGCCGCGAACGCCGGCGGGGTTTGGCGCACCGCCGCCGTATAGCTGGGCAACGTCGCCGAAATCTCCGACGCCTTGTTCCCGGCCAGCGTCTGCACCAGACCCGACGTGCCCGCCGAATAGAACATGCCGTTGTAGGAGAACGCGGGAATCAGATAGTTGCTCAGCCACTGGTCGATGCCGTTGCGCGCCTCAATGGTCGCGACGGTGCCGCGGGCGGCGCTGATCCGGTCGAGCAGGCCCACACCTCACCCCGATCCGGTAGTCAGCGGCCGTGCCGGGGTTTGTGGCCGTCGGAGAATCCCACCCGGATCGCCGAGCCGGGCCAGGTGTGCGCCGCCCACGCCGCCACGATCTTGACGCCGAGCAGGGCCCGGCCAGGCAGCCAGCCCACGATGTAGAGCACGCCGGCGGTGACGAGTTTGGTGACCCGCCTGTAGTCGGTCTTGTGTGTGCCGCTGTCGATCCGGTCCGCGGGCACGCTGGGCAGGCTGGGCAGGGCCATCAAATCTCCTAGCGCCATGCGGCGAAAAACGGCTGTTCCTGCTCGATGGCGCTGTGCAGCACCCACACACCCATGCACAAGGTGACAGCGAAGTCGATGTGCCTCTTGCTCTTTCCCTTGGAAAGGGTGAAGCCGCGCTCCTGCTCGCGTTTGACCGCCGAGTTGACGTGCGCGGTCTGCTGCTCGTCGCCGTTGTGCACGATGCGGCGGTCCAGGATCATCTGAAACGTCAGCCCGCACGCGGGCGCCATCCGTTGCGGTGTCTGATCGAACTGGACGACCAGGATCCCCTCGTCCTCCAGCTGACGGCCCGGCACCTCGAAGAAACGCGGGTCGTACACGACGCCCCTGAACCCGGCGCCGGTGGCGAGTTTGCGCACGTGATTGAACACGTCAAGGTGATCTATGCGCCCGCCCATGGCCTCCCAGATGCGGGAGGTCACCGCGATCCGGTCGTCGGGCAGACGTTCCAGGCGCGACACCGCGACCGAATCGTGCTTGAGCGCCATGTCGATGACGACCACGAAGTCGTTGCCCGGGGCCGAATCCCACTCGCCCTTGCACAGGGCCCACGCGCTCGGATGGTCCTTGAGCCAGGACTCCTCGGCGACATCGACCCACTTGTTGGCGAAATAGCGGATCCACTCGTGTGAGGCGTACTCCGGGGTACCCCACGTGTTGACGCGGTCCTCGACGTTCCAGAGCACCCCGGCCGCAGCGGATGCCGCCTGCACCGCGATGCGCCGGTCGGCCTGCCGCCGGAAGTCCAGATCGTCGGGGGCCTCATGCCAGTCGAACAGGAACCGCGGCGCGACACCCGCGTCCCGCCGCGCAAGCTTTCCCCGCTTGTAGAGGGCGCCGAGCAGTGAATGGTCCACGTCGAAACCGGCCGTCGACAGCGAGATGATCCGGCCACAGCCCCGGCGCGGGATGCGCCGCTTGAACGTCGACTTGCCGATGACGGTGGCGACACGCGCCTTGTTCGAGCCGACGTCGCCCCACTCGTGCAGCTCGTCGCGAACGAACAGCGACGGCAGGCCGCCCTCGTTGGTGCCCGCCACGGCGGCGACCCGGAAGATCCGCCCCGGGCGCCCGTCCGCGAACTTGATCTCAGTGTCGTAGACCTCGAAGAACCCGTTGAGCGGACTCTCCTTGACCATGTTGTCGCGCCCGCCGCACATGGTCGCCACCGCCGAGAACAAAAGGTCCGCCTGCTCGAAAGACGCGGCGGCAATCGGGATGTTCGGCGAGGCGGGAGCGATCTGCGGCGGCCCGGCGAACTCGAGCAGCGCCACCGCGGCGATGAACTGCGTCTTGCCGTCGCCGGTCGCCGCGCCCCGCAGCGCCTCGTTGTAGCGCCACTGGCCGCAGCTTGGGCAGTACTCGTACCAGTGGTAGATGAACTGCTGCTGATCTAGCCGCAGCTTCATCAGCTGCCCGTACCAGTCACCCTCGCCGAGGATGACGTTGTCTTCGATCCACTGGCAGGCGACCGCGCCCTCGGTGGGCCACAACTGGCCGGCGACCGGCGTCCAGCCGCAGTTGTTGCAGCCGGGGTCAGCCCTCGATGACCCTGGGGTCAAACCGGCTTTGCGGGGCTTCGATGGCGCCGCCGTCGGCGCTGCTGTCGGCACGGCCACCCCCGTATCGGGCGTTCATCTCCGCCAGCGAGCGCTGCTCGGTGATCACCGCGATGCCGAGGTTGGAGCGGTGCAGCGCGCCGATGCCCAGCTGCTTCTCGCAGCGCTCCGCCGCGGCAAGAGCCCGGTCGGCGATCCCGTACAGCGGGTTGGCGACGTCCTGGCCCTTCGATCCGGCGGTCAGCGGGCTGCGGTCAGCCTCGGCGATCAGGCGCAGGTAGCGGTCGTACTCGGTGATCCAGCGGCGCAGCACGCCCCGGTCGGCCGGTGTCTGTACCCCCGAGGCCGCGTCCTGCCAGTAGGCGTCCCACAACTGCAACGTCTCGGCGAGCAGGCCGTCGGGCGGCTCCAGGCGCCCACCCGGGACGGCGAGCAGGTCGGCGCGTCGGCCGTTACGCCGGTCGACGGTCGTCCCCGCCGGCTTCTTGGTCCTGGGCACGGGCACCTCCCGTCACGCTGCGTGACGCGCTTGAGGGGTCATCACGCAGCGTGAGAAAACCGCAGGCCAGTGGTACCACGGATCAAGGGGGGA